AAAAAAGTTCAATATGCCCAAACGTGTATTGATACATAACAGTTCGTTACGTGCGAGATTTCATATAGAAACCAATGATAAACTTTATTTTGTCAATATTGTTAATGAATTTGACAAGGTACCTGAAAGTGAATTGACTAATAAATTTACGATGGCAGATGATGATTATTTGATAAAAATGCCATCTAAGAGTTTAGAACCTAAAGATTTAAATACTCCGAATAAATTGATGCGTTTTAGATGTACTATGATTTTACAGGACAGATCGGGGAACAAATTATCAACATTAATTCCAGCAAATAATGTTTCTTCAGTACTGTTTACTGACTATCGTACTTTAAATGAATTGATACAAGATGTTAAAAATAAGATAAATGACGATAGATTTAACGATTTTGGAAAGTTAGATGAAACCGTATAAAGAAACAGAATTGGGTAACAATCAGTATATTCGTGAGTTTTCACCGGACGTAGATAATCATGAATTAGAGTGGCATTTGGACCGAGAAGATCGTATAGTTGAGGTTATACAAAATGAAGATTGGGAGTTTCAGTTAGACAATCAACTTCCAATACACCTTGAAAACGCTATTTTTATACCAAAAGAAACTTACCACCGAGTAATTAAAGGAAATGGTAAACTAATAGTTAAAATCACTAAATTGTAAGTATTTATATAACATGAACGATTATATAAAATTATATAGAGAATTGATGTTAGAATCTATTGATTTTAATGATCCGTGTCTTTTGTTTAGATTAAGCGGTCCCAACGAAAAAATTGATCATCATAGTTTTTCATTGCGTTCTGGATGGACATGTCCATTTGCCAAGAAGTGTTTGACTAAAGCCGTTGAAGACCCAGTAACAAAAAAGCGTACTATATCAAGAGGACCACAAGCGGACATGCAATGTTTTTCAGCAAGTCAAGAAGCGTTATACCCTGAAGTATATAATCAACGTGATTATAACGAAAAATTAGCCAAAACAAGATTGGCTAAAGGTATTAACACTTTTGCAAAAACGATGATTCAATCGATTTCTGAAAATATACCACGTAGTCAAAAATATTTCAGAATACACGTCGGGGGTGACTTTTTCAATAAAGAATATTTGCAAGGTTGGTTATTGGTGGTTAAGGCTTTTCCTGATATTACTTTTTACGCGTACACCAAAAGTTATCCATATTTTAAAGATTTAACATTACCATCGAATTTTATCGTAACACATTCTTTGGGTGGAAGATATGATAATGAAATCAAAAAGAAAGGTCTAAAGTTTGCTGCTATCGTTTATTCAGAAGATGAAGCTAAAAATTATCCATGGACAGATAAAAATGGACAAACTCATATTGGATTGGAGATTGATCATGATGATAGTCATGCATATAGTGGAGATGAACCATTTGCTTTGTTAATTCATGGATCTCAACCCGCTGGTTCTGATGCATCCAAAGCGGTTGCTGCATTAAAGCAAAGAGCTAAACAACTTAAAGCTCAAGGTTTAAGTGCGCACGGAATTGGTGGATATAGACCCGGAGAAAAAACAAAACGGTTACCAACTGGTCCATTACCAGATGATCTATAATATTAAACGATTATTTATGGGTCGTTGGATATTTATAACTAATGAGTGCAAATTTAGATCAAGATAGAGTAAGATGGCCGGGAAGCGGTAGCGCTGTTCCTGGCAGAACACCATTCGGTTTTTATGACACAGACGCACGGTTTGTAGCAGATTGCAGTAGCAGTGCGGTTTGGGCAGCAATCCGTTTAGGATATCCTATTGAGGATATCGAAATGATCGATTTGAATTTTTATGCAGCATTTGAAGAAGCTGTGTCAGAATATGGTTCACAAATCAATCAATTTAATATTCGTAACAATTTGTTGTCGTTGATGGGACAATCTACATCAACTGTGGTAAATGGTCGTTCAATGACTGGTGATCCACTTCCTTATGTTATTAAGATGTCAAAGGCATATGGTAGTGAAGTTGGCGTTGGTGGTAACGTAGATTGGAAGAAAGGTAGTATCGACGTTGTTACCGGACAACAAACATACGATTTACAATCACTATATGAACAAGCATCTGGTAGCGGTAATCGTATAGAAGTAAAGAGAATTTTCCACCATGGACCACCCGCATTTGCTCGTATTTATGACCCATTCAGTATGACTGGTATGTCATATAGTAACGTTTTGAATGAAATGGGTTTTGCTGGATATAGTCCTGCTGTTCAATTTTTGATGACACCAATCTTTGAAGATTTGCTTCGTGGTCAAGCAATCGAATTCAACGATATGGTTCGTAAGAGTAGTTATAGTTTTGAAATTGTAAACAACAAATTGAAGTTGTTTCCAATTCCTACCAACAACTACAAAGTATATTTTGAGTATGCGTTGGAAAGTGATAGAGATGCTAATGCATATTATACTGGTTCATCAAATACACCATCTGGTAGTTTGCCTGATCAAATTTCTGACTTTAGTAATGTACCATATCAAGACATTGTATATAGTAAGATCAATGCGCCTGGTAGACAATGGATACGTAAATACTTTTTGGCACTATGTAAAGAAATGTTGGGAGGTATTCGTCAAAAGTATAGTACCATACCAATTCCAGGCGGTGAAGTGACACTTGACGGTGCCGAATTACGTAGTGAAGCAAGTACTGAAAAAGAAACTCTTATGACACAACTTCGTGAGATGTTGGAAGCGTCATTGCCATCCAAGTTAATTGAAGAACAGGCGATGAAGGCGGATAAGAGTACTGAGATTTTGAAGAAAGTTCCGATGATGATTTATATAGGATAAACTATGGCATCACTAAGAGGAAGATATTTTAGCGCTCGTGATATTAACTTTATCAATTCTATTAATGCAGAATTGATGGGTGATATTATTGAGACGATTGTTACTGTATTTAAGATTGCGGCATCTGAAACCAAGGTTAATATGTATGGTGAAGCTGCGCCTTGTGAGGGTAAAACATTTTATCCAGGCATTGATATTTCAGCTTTGATTGACCGAGCGGATATTACTGGTGAAGATGAAGGATTTGGACCAGATCGTGATCAAGATGTGGTATTTAAGTTTAGAGAAAAGATGTGTCAACAGGTAAATTTCTTTCCTCAAATTGGAGATATTATTTTGTTTAATGATCGTTATCATGAAATTGATAATGTGGTTCAAGAACAATTTTTGGGTGGACAAGATACAAAGAGTCATAGCTTTATTTGTAATACTCATTATAGCAGATTGAGCAAACTAAACATTTTTGAGAGACAGGTATAATTTATGGCATGGAAAGGAAATCCAAATAATCCAACACCTAACTTTAGAAATGAAGATAAAAACGTTTCTGACGTAAAGTCTACTATCAATAGAGCTACTCAAATACGTAGAGATCAAGATAAAGATAAAAACTTTACAATATCCTTGATGGATATTGATACTGCTATTTTTGAATATCTGGATCAAGTGATTAATTTAACTGTTGAAGATAATGGGGAAAACGTAAAAGTTCCTATTATGTATGGAAGTCCGGAACGTTGGAAAGCTATACAAAATGACGGTGTATTGCGTGATAATCAAGGCAAACTTCAGTTGCCTGCTATTATGTATAAAAGAAACACCGTTGCAAAAAATGAAAATCTTGCAACGTTTAATCGTCATTTGAATCTTCAAGTGTTGAAGAAATTTGATGAAAAAAACAAATATGACAAATTTTCATTGTTAACAAAATCGAGTGCACCAGTTGCTCAAGTGTTAAATGTAACAATGCCTGACCACGTAACATTAACTTACGAGTTTATGTTATGGACAGAGTATGTTGAACAAATGAATTTATTGATTGAAAGAATCAATTGGGCAGCTGAAGAATATTGGGGCGATCCAAAACGATTTAAGTTTAGAGTTTATATTAATGATTATAGCAATACCACCGAAGTTAATTCGGGTAAAGATCGTATGGTTCGTACTACATTCAATATGACTGTTCAAGCATATCTGCTTGCAGAATCATTTGAAAATAAAACTCCAACAACTACAAAAACACTTACTAACAGAAAAGTAATTGTAACAAGTGAAATTGTTAGTGCTACTCAAATGGCTGAAGTTGACAAAGATGTCCGTAAAGAATCATATAAAAAACCGGTGCCATATCATTATGTGAACCCAATGGTTCCTGATGGTGAACAGTTTAGACAACCTACAATCACTGCAACTGATGGTAATGTGTCCAATGTTCCTAAAGTACCATCGTCTCAAATTGAGAGTATCACAAATGCTTATAACAATTTATCAAATTTAAAATCCAATAATGATTCAATATGGCATAAAGCTCCGGAAAATCAAGATTCTTATGGAGAAGAAGGATGGATGGCGTATGATGACAATTATCATTATATTTACATAAATGGTAAATGGTTGAGACAACCACTCAACAACTTTAACAGTTTTTAATTATGTCTGATTTAGATCCAAAATCTATAGTTTTTACACAAAGAAACGACTTGGGAACCGGATTTTCACAGGTTAATATATCCGGTTCAAATTTATACATTAAAACAGATGAAACCGGTAAGTTGATAGGACTGCCAATTACTGGAAGTTTGGCCGGTACATCAGGCACAAGTGGTGTTACAGGAGAATCAGGCACATCAGGAACATCAGGTACATCAGGCACAAGTGGTGTTACAGGAGAATCAGGCACATCAGGAACATCAGGCACAAGTGGTGTTACAGGAGAATCAGGCACATCAGGCACAAGTGGTGCTACAGGAGAATCAGGTACATCAGGCACAAGTGGTGCTACAGGAGAATCAGGTACATCAGGCACAAGTGGTGCTACAGGAGAATCAGGTACATCAGGCA